CCAGGGTTTAAATTTGGATTATTTGGATTATTTGGATTATTTTCACTGTTACTATTTTTTGGATCAAAACTCATAATATTATATATTATTTCTAGATAATAAATTAAATATATATAAAAGCATTTACTATACTAATTATAAATAAATGTATTTTATATTATTTTTATTATGTTTTATATATTTGATACCAATACATCTTGCTAATAATAATAATATTAATAATAATTTAGTTCCTTCTATGATAAATGATTATTTATTAAATCAAGTTTCTAGTTCATCTTATAATTCAAAAGATAATACACTACATAGTTTTATTCTAAATATGTATGAAAATGATATTATAGACCAGAACCAAATTACAAAAAAAATGGCTGATTGGATTAATATAATGTTTACTAAAACTATTATAAATTCTAAATCTAATTCTAAATTAAAATATGAAAACTATATGTTTAAAGAAATTGGACTATTAAATAAACTAATTATTAATGCCACGGATGGCCTCCTAAATATGTGTGATAAGTTGATTGAGAAAACAACTAGTGTTCTTCCATTATCTTACCAAGTTAAACTAACGCATGATATGAATATGTATTCAGATAATTTAGATAATAATAATAATAATGATAATGATAATAATAAAGCATTATCACTTAAAACATATGGCAACCAAGAATTAGCTAAACAAATTGTTGATGACTTGTATTATTTTCAGCAACACAGAGACGCAATATCTAATCGCCAATTATTTTTAAATGGACTTTGTTTTTATACATTTGGAACACCTTATGTACATTATTATATTTCAGATTATAATATGATTGAGTTTGAATATGATCCATCTACAATTAGAAATTTTATATCTATTCTTCAAAATATTATTGATAATAGTTATATACGAGGCCTAAATAAAGGATTTAAAATGTATAAAGAACGTTCTGAAACTAAGATTAAAAAAGGAAAATCAAAAGGTTCTGGTTCTAACTATGATGGATTACGCTTTGATGTTGAGTTAGATATTGATACAAAAAAAACTGAAAGTCTAGTTGAAAAGGCTAAATATATGTTACCTATTTTACAGAAATTTGAGCAACAATTGCCTACATATTTAACGCACTTATCTAAACGATCTTTAAATATTGATACATATTTTATGAATTTAAAGGCGTTTTGGCAAAATATATTAGATAAAACTTATATTGGATCCCAATTGCATCCATTTAAATACGAGGTTGAAATGTTAGAAGTAAAGAAAAAAGAGGATAAAGAACTATTAGAAAAAGATAAGAAAAAGCAGGCAGAATTAGAAATTGATTTAATGGCTGAAAATGAAGCGGCAAAAATAATTAGAGAATTCCGAAATAAGCAGTTGATTGAAGAAGCAAAAAATTATGTACGGGAACAGGAAATTATACAGAAAGATAGAAAAACTAATTATAGTATTATAGAATGGGACCAATTTAATCGCAAAATTAAACAACATGTATTTGGATTTACAAATACACTAGTATCTGGAATTGATGGTGCGATAAAAGCGCCAAAGGATTTTGTAATTGATTTTGCAACAGAGACTGTCTTAGATATAGGTAAGGTTGCTGTTTTAGCACTGGTATTAATGTACTGTATTTTGTATAGTTTTAAAAAAATAAAGTATTATATTTTTTATAACAAGGATAGCAAGGATAGTAAATAATAATATTTTATTAGCTATTTTGCGACTTTTTATTAGTCATCATTAGCCATTTATATTTTATCATAAGAAGATGTTTTTATAGTTCATATTTTTAGATGTATTATAGTCACAATTTTTTTGAGCAAAATATTGGAGATTTTTTAGCGACTTTTCATTAGCCATTTTGCGACTTTTCATTAGCCATTATTAGCCTTTAAATTTTATCATAAGCAAATGTTTTTATAGTCTATATTTTTAACATGTATTATAGTCATAATAATACATGTTAAATTGTGGGAGATTTTTTAGCGACTTTTGATTAGCCATTTTACTACTTTTGCTACTTTTGCTACTTTTGCTACTTTTGCTACTTTTGCTACTTTTTTGGAAATATTTGATTTCCAGCCACATTGAATAAATGTTTTGTAGTGATTATATGTTTTATCATAATTATATTTTTTGCTAGTATTATAGTCATATTAATTATAGCAGAAATTTTAAGCTACTTTTAATATTTCCAATTATTTCCATTATTTCCAAAACTATGGAAATATTAAAAAGTAGCACAAAAATGTCCATTTTTAATTCTCTTTTTACTTTTTGGAATTATATTTAATAAATACTTTGCAATTATAATAACACTTATTAGATTTTTGTTTCTTTCTTAAGTAATTCAATAATTAATGATTTAAAATCATTGTTTTGTTCTAGAATAAATTCTTTAAATATTTTATTTTCATTAACAATAGCTTTAATAATATTATTATCTGTCAGGTTGCTAGATGTATGTTTAATACATTTTTTTCTATGTCTCCATAATCCAGCTCTATCATTAAATTGTTTTTCACATTCATCGCATATGTAAACTTTTTTATTGAGCATATTTTCGTTGTTCAGCGTTGTTTTTTTATGTTTTGCTGTCATTAAATGGTTGTCGTAACTACTTTTTTTGCTAGTACCATAGTTACATTTTTCACAATAAAATTTTGAGCATATTTTTGTTGTTAAAAATGCCATTTTAATAACAACAGAAAAAAATGCCTTAATATGTTTGCAAAATTTTTAGAAAATAAAAAATAAAAAATATTTTAACAAATACTTTATTTGCAACATTTTGAATATATCTTTTGTTAACTTAACATGTTAAGATGTTAATAAATATTTGTATTAGATACTATTTCTATTCATATTATAGTCATAAATATTATAGCATTTTTTATTGCAACTTTTTGCAACTTTTTGTTATCATTTGTTAACATAATTAGTTAACGGAAAAAGTTGCTTTTGTATTTTTTAAAAAAAATAAAAAAAATTATTTTAATAAATACTTTTCAATTACAACAGCCTTTGTTACATTTTTTACAATTTTTTCAATATTATCTTTTTGTTCTTCCTCTGTAACACCAGACATTGAATTCATTACTATTTTGTTATATTGGTCAAATTTCTTAGTTGTTGTATCCTTACAAGATGGGTTCTCTTTAACCCATTCGTTGATTTGTTTTATATTTTTAAATGCTACTCTTTTAATAGCACTTTTAATTAATGGTTTATCATCACTTTCTTTTATCCATTCATCATTATTTTTAATATATAGTACTTCACGTTTAGCATCACTACAATGTATTGGGCGCTTATGAACTTCTAATGCGTTTATGCCTTTAACAAATATATTGGAAACTCCATCAGCATAGCCTAAATTTGCAAATTCTTCAAGGTCTGTTAATTGCATTTTAATAGAGTCAACAAATTCATTAATATTTAAAGCATCTTTACACTGCTCATTTAAAAAGAAATTTAAGTTGAATGATTTATTATTACAATTGCTAATATTGTTAATTTGGTTATTAATTGTTTCTTTCTTAAGTAATTCAATAATTAATGTTTTAAAATCTTGGCTTTGTTCAAGCATAAATTCTTTAAATGTTTTATTTTCATTAACAATGGCTTTAATAATATTTGTGTCAATATTATTATCTGTTAGTTTGCTAGATGTATTTTCAATATATGTATCAATAATACATATTTTATTATGTTTCCATAATCCAACACGTGATTTATATTCTTTATTACATTTTTTACATATATATTGCTGTAAATTTATATTATTGCAACTAATTGCAACATTTTGGTTATCTTTTGTTAACTCAAAATGTTTAGATGTCATTAAATGTTTATCGTAACTACTCTTTCTATCTGTATTATAGTCACAAATTTTACAGCCAAATTTTTTCGCAACTTTTTCGCAACTTTTTGTTAACATTTGTTAATATATTTAGTTAACAAAAAAAGTTGCCTAAAGTTTTCGCAAAAAAATTTTAAAAAATATGCTCACAAATTTTTTATACAAAAAAAATAATTTAGAGCATTATGGTCAAAAAGTGAAAAATAGGGTATTTTTCAAAACTTTTTTGGGGTTTTCATTTTTGGACATTTTTAAAAATGTCCATTTTTTGATTCCCTTTTTACTTTTTGGAAAAAATTTATAACTTTCAAAAATGTAAATTTTTTTTTATTTTTAATTTAAAATAAACATATACACAAAATTTATTTAATAATATTTTATCTTACCAAGTCTTTCTTCAAGTTCAATAGCCTTATTAATATATTTATTATTTTTACAATAAGATTGAATACAAATTAATGTATTTTCCCAAACCCCCAAAACATTTTGTATCTTAATTGCATCTATTTCTTCACAGTTTGGATTAAAAGGATAAAATACAGCATCTACATCATTATGTCCAGCTTCAAAATACATTCCTTCAAACTCTTCATGTTCCTCATCTTCCATATTCCATTCACTTTCAATCCTAATAGTATCCATAAATCCTACAATATCTTTTTGTAGAGATTGATTATTTATAAGTTCTGAATTCATAATAGATTTATCAAATAAATAATATAATTCCTCAAAAATATTATTTAATTGCTTGTAAATAGTGGTAGCTTCCATTTCTTATTGTTATTATATGCTGTTTTACTTATGTTTTATTTTTATTTCAATTTTTTTAAATATTAAATTAATATGTCAAAAGTTTCTTGTTCGATTGAATAAAATGTTCTAATTCATTAATATCAATTTCATTCATTTCTACATGGGCTTCCCAAAAATATCTACAATAAGCCCATACAAACTCGCAATTACCCTTATACCAGTAGTCATATTTTGCCAATAATTCAGTCAGCAATTTTGGCGGCAATAAATTCAAATTATCACGAGGTAATACATAGCATAATTGCACTATTTCTGCTACAGGCTTTGGTGGTTGTACAGGTACAAATTCGCATCCAAAAACAGGCACATATTTAATTAGATCTGTAAGCAAAGGTGGATAATTATATTTATAATTCCAGCGCCAATCCGGACAACCAGATGTATAATACTTCATAGTCCATTCAAGACCCTGAAGATAATTAGTTGCTATATCTTTCTTCTGATCATCATTTGTATCTGTTTTTATTCCAAAGAGTACTCTGTAATATCTTGACTGCCAATAAGGTTTCATCGGGTTAATATATTTCTCAATCTCTCTTTCATACATTGGAGTAGAGTCAAAACGCTTATATTTCTCTTCAGGTGTATTTTGTGGCATTTCTTTTCTTTCCTTAGAATTTCTAGACTTATGTTCATCAATAATATAGTTTTCTTCCAATAATGCTAGAAACTTAATAACTTTTCTAACATTTCCCCAATAAATAGTTTTACCATCACATAAATTTTCATCAGGTCCAATTGTAGACTTATATGCGTTTAACATCTTATCAACGCCTCCAGTACGAATATTAATTGCCGGAAAATGGGGCATAAAATCATTACCTAGAAAAAATCCAAGAAATATATAATCATATACTTTATTTTTCTGACTAATACTTAGTTGTTGTTCCTCAGTTAGCTCTACATTATTATTCATATGTGAAATAATAGATTTTGTTAAAAGAGGTATATCTAATAAATAGTCGGAATCTGGTTCCAAATTGCTATCAATAGAACCGATAAATTGTGGCGTCTCTCTAAAAAGATAAATTTTTTCACATATTGGCAAGTGATTAATTGATAACATAATAAGGTCCGCATCCAGACCATATATGATAGTAACTTCATTTATATGCTTGTCGGGATTTTTTCTGATGTAGTCGAATAATTTGTGCTCGCCTTCACCGGCGCAATTACTGCCGCTAAATATAATATTTTCTACCTTCATTAATGAAGGAGTTGATTTATTGGAAAAATGTGCACCAATAGTCGTGTTTAATTCGGCCATAAATTTAGTACCGGGTGTAATAGCAGTGGTATTCCATGGATCATCCTTTTCTTTCTTGAAAATGGCACGTGATATATTGTTTTGGTATCCAGATTTATAGCGACGGGATCGTTGTTGCTCTAATTTAGCTACAGGGGCAACACCATCAAACGCAATAATAACTGTTTTAGTAGGTGAAATGATACTAATATAATGTTCTATTTTTAAAATAACAGAGCGTATGATACTAGTAGCAACACTTTCTGTTAAGCTATCAAATTTCATTTTATTATAGACGTCATATATAATTGAGTTGCAGTCTAAATACAAATTATCTACACATAGTAGTGATTTATTATATTTTTTTATAATACTTGGATGATTTTTAACAATATATGAAAAATAACTTGGTATGCCCATTTTACTATATTAATTTATATTATTATGATAAGTAGTGTCTAATATTGTTATGTATATTATATTTTTATCATACTAATAATAACTACTTTTACAAAGCTTTAGGTAGAAACACGTATTATTTTATATATTTCATATTTATATAAAAATGAGCGAAAAAACAGATAAGGTAAAAATGACAGCAGACAAGGCAAAACCTAAACTAACAAAGCCTAATCCAGATATTGTCATCCTTATAGAGCGTAAAATAACTTTTTTTCAAGATACAATTCAACGAACAATTTTACACATACAAAAAAACAAGGTTCTTAATGTGATTAATGTAAGCGAAATGAACAATTGTGTAAATATGTTATTTGAACTTAGTAAGTCATTAAGTGAAATTGGACCTATTGAAAATGAAATTGCAACAAATACAGATATAATTATTAATAAATTACAACATATTAATAATGAATTATCGACACTTTTTAAAACAGTTGGAACCGAATTATTTGAGGATTTCTTATGGATTTGTTTTGGAAACAATTCAGTAAATACTTATGCGATTTCAGATATGGACAAGAACAAGTTTGAACTACTTAGAAAATATTTTCATCCAACAAGTTATAAGATAATTACAAGTGGAAAACCGCAAGATACTAACAAACAAAATCATTCAGATGATCATTTATTGACAGAAACATCCAAAAATTTAGATAGTGTAGATATTTATAGTAAAACAAAGTCATTTCATTTAAGAGTATATGGAATACAAGTCGTAATTCATAATCCACAGCATAAAAAAAGTCTTATTATTTCAGGGATTGTAGATGATATAATTATTGATATTATTAATAATAAATTTGTATATCTAAAACTAAAGGCAATCCAAAATAATGTGCCAAATTCATTAGAATTTAAAGGTGATACATTTAAAAAATATGTTAGTTCATTGGGACTAAAAGATTTTCTTATCTATGAACCTCATGAAGTATATTCAAAATATGCCGGTTATCTAAGTAATTTAAATAATATAAAGCAGAAACCAATTGGTCAGATTGTAAAAGATTTTATAACAAGTGACTTATTTACAAAGCGACTAACAATTATACAATTACTTATTAAATCAGACAAATATGATAATCAATACTTAGCCTATTTATTATATGATTTATTGTCAAATGATGCTAATGGTTCTGTTGATACTCACGAACAGATTGAGTTATTTGATAGTTTACCTTGGTCTATTAAACAATGCTTCAAAAATGCTATGAAAAATACTGTACAATATACAAATGAGTTATCTAATTTTGATATTCAGAAAATACCATTAGAACAGCAAATATGTTTATTAAAGGCACCCGATACTGTTAAAGAGAAGGCAATGCAAAAACTTAAAGAAGTAAAGGCAAAGTCAGAAGATTCAGGGTCAAAGGCGCGACAGTTTCTTGATGGTCTTCTTAAAATTCCATTTAGTATTTATAGAAAAGAACCAATATTGAATATAATGGATACAATAAGAGGACAATTTATGGAGTTAATTCATAGCCCAGAAATAGAATATTCAAAACTTGGACTAGTTAAGAAAGATAAATATACTAGTTTAGAGATTTTAAAGTGTCTTAAGCAATTAAAAAAGTCAGAAGCTGAACCACAAGATACAAATGTATATAAGGATTTGATTTTAAATTGTGATAAAACAGCATTGATTACATATATAATGAAAATAAATGAGGCAATTATTAAACATAAATTACAACTTCCTGCATTAAAATATTCTAACAAGAAAAAAAGCGAAATGATTGAAATAATACATTCATTTATAGATTTAACAGAATATAAAGTATTAAATTTGATTTTTTGTAATGTATTTAATAGTAAACCAAATACAATTATTGCTTCGCAAATATTAAAAATAGAAGATAAATACAATGAAATTAATACATATATGTCAGGCGTGAAAGCTACATTAGATAATGCGGTTCATGGTCATGATAAGGCAAAAAAACAAATAGAGCGTATTATAGGCCAGTGGATTAATGGGCAACAAGATGGATACTGTTTTGGGTTTGAAGGAGCTCCAGGTATTGGTAAAACTTCACTGGCAAAGAAGGGGTTATCCGACTGCTTAAAAGATGAAAATGGTGTACCAAGACCTTTTGCTATGATCCAAATGGGTGGCGATTCAAATGGATCGAGTATCCATGGTCACAACTATACATATGTAGGTTCAACATGGGGATCTATTGTACAAATACTAATGGATAAGAAATGTATGAACCCGATTATTTTTATTGATGAAATTGACAAAATATCAAAAACTGAACATGGAAAGGAAATTGTCGGTATACTAACACATTTGTTAGATCCTTCTCAAAATGATTGCTTCCAGGATAAATATTTTTCAGGAATTGATTTAGATTTGTCAAAGGCATTGTTTATTTTGTCATATAATGATGTTGATGCAATTGATCGTATTTTATTAGATCGCGTTCATCGTATTAAATTCAATAATTTATCTACAGATGAAAAACTAACAATTTGTAATAAATATATTTTACCAGAAGTTTATAAAAAAATGGGACTTGAAGATATGATACATTTAGATAATCAGACTTTGAAATATATTATAGAAAATTATACATCCGAGTCGGGTGTTAGAAAGTTGAAGGAAATATTGTTTGAAATTGTTGGCGAAATAAATCTAGATATTTTGAAGAATTTTGATACAAATTATGAAATTCCAATAAATATTACAATTGATAATATTAAAAATAAGTATTTCAAAGATAAGCATGAGCTTAAAATTCAAAAAATACATAGTGAAAATAAAGTTGGTATTATAAATGGATTATGGGCAAATTCATTAGGAATGGGTGGTGTAATTCCAATACAGACAAAATGGCGTCCAGGTGATAAGGCATTATCTCTTCATTTGACTGGAACCCAAGGTGATGTTATGAAAGAGTCTATGAATGTAGCACTAACATTGGCTTGGAATATGACACCAAATTATATTCAAGACACAATACATCATGGACTACATATTCATTGTCCAGATGGTAGTACACCCAAAGACGGCCCAAGTGCGGGTGCAGCAATTACAACTACAATTTTTAGTTTATTTAATAACAAGAAAATAAAGCATAATTTGGCAATTACAGGTGAAATTACACTAACAGGTACAATTACAGCAATTGGTGGACTAGATCTTAAAATTTTGGGCGGAATAAAGGCAGGAGTAAAGACATTTTTATTTCCAAAAGAAAATGAAAAAGATTTTAATACGTTTATGGAGAAATATAAAGACGATGAACTAACAAAAGATATAGAATTTATTAGTGTAGAAAATATACATGATGTTTTTGATATTGCTTTTGAAATATAATATATTTTTTAAAAACAACTTAAAGACAAAATTCAATAACTAATTGGTAGCAATACAAAATATTGTTTACCTAATAATGGCAACTTGTCCGAGTGGTTAAGGAGACAGACTTGAAATCTGTTGTGAAATTCGCGCGTAGGTTCAAATCCTGCAGTTGTCGATTATAAAAAATATATAATCTAATAGACTATATATTTTAAAATATATTTATTTTATCAAGTCGCATCGTACTTGCTCTAAATATTTTTCTATTTTGAGCCATTCAGGCCTTTCTCTAAACTCTTTTGATAATACTTGTGTATCAAGTTTTCTTATATTATAACCAGATTCGACATGCCATATAAACGTCTTTATAGTTTCCTTATCAATAAATGTTAGTTTACTTAGCATACTTAACATATAAGGATAAGGATGAAAATCAATTGCTTCTACTAGAATTTCTATATTTCTTTCTATTTTTAAATAGTTAATTTGTTCATATATTGTTTTTTCCATTTTAGTTGGGTTCATTCTATAATAATCAATTGCTACTTTTAACATTTGCATATCACCTTTTAGACCACCATATTCACTGCGATAATGTATTGATAATAATTGGCTACTATTTGTAACAAATTGTAGTGTTTCGTGTGTAAAATTATAATTTACTTCATTATTAACATAAGGAAAGTATGATTTACAATTACATAGTGAATTTACTATGTTTAATAAAATATCAATATCTGTATTAGATAAAGAGCCATAGGCTTTATCTGCAATCATTAACCATACTACAATAGAATATGAATCCATTAAACATACATCTTCTATATATATTATTGGCAAGCGTCTTAAAAATTCCATTGGAGCAACTTGTATAATCGCAAGAGCAGATTGAATAGCTATTTGATTATCACTTCTTCTAATTGCCTTCTGTAAATTAGATTTTAAAAGTGGTACACTGTATTTACAATTTATTTTTGGAATATCTATTTGTTTTATATTATCTTGATCAGGTTTTCTATAAAATAATTTAAAATTAGGTTTGCTTAGTATAAATACATCTGTTGGTGCCGGTTTTGTGTCAAAATATGCTTTATAATTTAATGGGTCATAAATAAAGCATTTTTTATTGTGCTCATCATATTTTGGTATTATTTTGAAATAATTATCTAGTTTTGATTGTTTCATTATAGTTTAAATGATTATATATAGCATAAAAAAAGTTTAATTCAATTTTGTTTTATTAATAAATAATTTTATACAGTTTATAATATAATTTTTAAAAATCTAATGTTTTAATTGTTAGAAGACATATCTTCCAACATCATATTTATAACAGCAAATATTTCAGCTGCGTTTAGATCGCTAATATGATATCTTAATATATCAAGTGCCCAAATACTGGCATCCTGAAGAGACCACTTTGAAAATACATGATCAAAATCTTCAAGAGACTTAAGATAATTGTAAGACAATCTAATCATAAAATCTCGGTCACCATCAATCATGTCAAATGCAGCCAATATTTCACCTTCTTCAAATACATATTTGCCTTCTAAAAATACGCGCAGTTTATCAATATCTGATTTATTATAAATCATATTTATCTCAATAATAGTATGCTCAACTTTTTCACTTGGTTCATAAACTTCACCTTCAAAATCATAATCATTTCTATTTAATTCTTCTAATTCCATATTCATAAAGTCAGCAGCAGTGGGTCTAATAATTAATCCGTCTTCTAAGTAACTGTCAAAGTTCATTGTTTAAATTTAATTTAGGGTAGCTTTGTAATACTAATAATATATTTTTATATACAGAAAATATTTTCAATTTTTTTTAGAAAAAATGAAAATAGAAAAATGAAAATAACATACACTATAATTTTTATTTTATTAGTGTAATATAATAATATAGCAATGTCAACATCAGAACCAACATCAACAAGTAGTTCCGGAAATGTTCCATCATCTTCATCAGGAATGGGTATAGGAGGCGGAACACCAATGTCAACAGTTTTTCCATTATTTTTGGGTAATTCAAATGGTGATAATGTATTTAACTCAATTACTATTATTTTGTCATTTTATGCTCCTATTATAATTATTTTTGGTGTATTTATTTTATCTGTATTTTCGGCATCATTATCAAAAGCCTTTGTTTTTATATTTTGGTTTTTTGTAATTACAGGAATACGACAAATGATTTCTAAGATTACTGGAAGTACAAGTCCTAGAATACCTGGCGATAATATATGTAATACAGCTGTTTTTGGGTCGCTTATACCTAATACTAATCTAACATATAGTACATACATATTAGCATTTACAATGTTTTATTTTGTATTCCCAATGGTACTAATTAATAATGATAACAATTCAGATATATTTAATTATAGAATAATACTATTTTTTGTTGCATATTTAATTTTTGATTTACTTATTAAGAAATCCAAGGGATGTTTAGGAATTATAACAGGAGTAACCGTATTAAGTGATTTAGTTGGAGGTATTACTGTTGGTATTATTACATCAAGTATAATGTATTATATTGGACGCAGTTATTTATTTATAAATGAGACAGCATCAAATGCTCAGGTGTGTTCAATGCCATCTAAACAACAATTTAAATGCTCAGTATATAAAAATGGTGAATTAGTAAGCAGTTCTGTAAACTAATTAGAACTAAAAACCTAAAATAATATATCTAACAAAATATATTATTTTATAGATTAAAATAAGGCAAATTAGTCATTAACCATGCTCTTAACGATTGTAACAAACGTGTTCTATGGAATGTCTCAGTTAGTAATTTCATATTGCCATTAGTATGATAATTTTTAGCAAAATTATTAAAAGTATCAATTAGTTTTGTATTATTATAAAATTGTAAGTCAACATATCTAAATGGTTTTGCATTACGGCGTTTATTTACAGTATTATGAAATACAAATAGTAGATTAATTAGATCTTGTTTATTATTAATATTTTTAGTATTAACATTTGCCCAGAATTGTTTTGCATGGGTTGAACATTCTGGACAAGGTAGAAATAAACATATCTGAATAATATTTGATATGACTTGCTGGCCAATAACAGAAAAATTTTCATCCTTTATTTTGGAGACTAAAGTATGTATAAACATCCATGTGGGTGGACCCCATTGACTTGGCGACATATTTATACTAAATAAAATAAATTTAAAGATTAAATGTAAAATATAAAGTAAGAATAAATGGTTAAATATATTATCCCGGATAATATAAATTTTTATGAAGAACTATATAAATCACTTGATACTAATGATGATAATAATAGTAATAGTAATGAAGTATGTCAGATTACTGGAATGCCATTAGTTGATAAATATGTCACACTTCAATGTGGGCATAAATTTAATTATGATGCTATATACACTGAAATTAATAAACAAAAATTTATATTTA